CGCCAAAATCCTCTACATCGAGTGGGTTGACGCAGTCTCCGATGGAAGCTGGGAAGAAAACGTAATACCGGATATTCACTTTGTTAAAACGATTGGGTTCTTAATATCAGAAACTAAAGATGCGATCTGTATAGCTTCAACAGTCTCAGCAGACTACAGCAATGCACGAATGCATATCCCTAAAATTTGGATTAAGAAACGAAAGGAAATTAAACTTGAAGCCACAGTCCGCAAAAGCAAAAGGAAGAAAGCTTCAGCAGTGGTGCAGGGATCAGATACTCCAGCGATTCCCTACGCTGACCACTGACGATGTACGTTCTACAAGCATGGGTGCAGGTGGCGAAGATGTACAATTGTCTTCTCAAGCTCGTTCACTGGTCAATTACACAATCGAATGCAAAAACAGAAAAGCAATCGCAGTGTATAAAGACTACGAACAAGCAAAGACACATGGACTAGTCGAGCCTTTAGTTATATTGAAACAAAATCTAAGTAAGCCGTTAGCACTAATAGACGCTGAACACTTCTTAGACTTGGTTCAAAAGATTAAAGATTTACAACACCAAATAGATGTATTACTTCTAATAAAAGGAAACAAATGAAAATTATTGAATGGCAAACAATTGGCACACAAGAGAACTTTACAGTTCTTGGCTTAAGTGATGATAATCAAATTTACTTTTGGAAAGATCAGAAATGGAATCTACTATGAAACTCGAATATCCGATGAAGTTAAGCTTTACATTAGAAGAAGAAAATAACTTACTAAACAATGTGTTTGTTGTCGAAGCTGATACTCAGTGGACAGAACTAATTGTTAAGTTTGCTGATTTCTTAAATGCTCAGTATGGCTACGAAATAAAGGAAAAGATTGTCTTCTTAAACGATTATGGTTTTCATGATCAGTGGACTGTAGTTGGAGAACGAACAATTACTACGGCTGCTTATGAGGCAGCTAAGAACTTTGATTCTGCTCAAGAAGAAATGGATTTTGACGAGGATGATACCAATTGAAAATCCTACTCTTAGATATTGAGACTAGTCCTAACACAGCCCACGTGTGGGGTCTGTGGCAGCAAAACGTCAGTATCAATCAGTTGATGGAGTCTTCCTATGTCCTCTGCTATGCAGCTAAGTGGCTAGGTGAGGAAGACATCTATTTTGATTCTGTTCATCAATCTAAACCTAAAACAATGTTGAAAGGTATCCATGCTCTTCTGGACTCTGCTGATGCTGTTATCCATTACAATGGAACTAAGTTTGATATTCCTACTCTTAACAAGGAATTTCTACTCTCCAAATTACTTCCGCCATCGCCTTATAAGCAGATTGACCTCTTGCGTGTGGTTCGTAGTAATTTTAGGTTTCCTAGCAATAAGCTGGATTATGTATCTCAACGTCTGGGTCTAGGAAGCAAACACGCTCACGAAGGGCACGAGCTTTGGGTTAAGTGCATGAACGGAGACAAAGATGCATGGAAACGAATGGAAGAATATAATATCCAAGACGTAGTATTATTAGAGAGTCTTTACGATAATCTTTTGCCTTGGATTAAAAATGCTCCAAATCGTAACCTGTATCAAGACATAACTGGTTGCCCTACTTGTGGGTCTACTCGTCTTCACAAGCGAGGCACAGCCGTCTCCACTACCGGCTCGTATCAAAGGTATCAGTGTCGGGATTGTGGTTCATGGAGTCAAGGAACTAAATCAATTAGAAAGTCTGTAGAGGTAAAACATCATGCATGATAATCCAGTAGCAATGCCAGCACACTTTGGATATGAACTTCGTGCAGACCCTAATAAAGAGTTTACACTAGAAGAGTATTTCAAAGGGTTACAAGCACTTGTCAATGATGAATCTCAAGAAAGCTCTGTAAAGTCTGGTCAAATAGGCGGAGATCACTATCAAAAGGCAGCATTACAGCCTTGGGATATTTTTCTTGCTTGGGGGCTTGACCCATGGGCTGCAAATGTGGTAAAATATATACTAAGATTTCCGCATAAGAATGGCTTGGAAGACTTAAAAAAAGCCAAACATTATGTGGATTTTTTAATTGAGCATTACGACGAAGTTCACGAGAAATATTACGAGAAAGAAGTATAAGATGTTCCCCTTGACGCTAGAAGAACTTCGAGAGCGTCTTAAAAGCCTTGACGAGATCACGTTAGTGGAGTTATTAGGACTCACTACGGAAGACCTTGTTAAGGCTTTTTCTGACTCAATCGAAGACAATTTTGAAACACTTATTAACGAAGTAGACTGGGAAGAAGAATAAATGACATATAAGATGACCCCGTATAACACCTTCATTGCAAAGAGCCGCTATAGTCGGTATCTCGATGACAAGGGACGTAGAGAGCACTGGAACGAAACTGTAGCACGTTACTTTGACTTTATGGAAAACCATTTAGCAACAAAACAGAATTACACTTTAACAAAAGAATTACGTGCAGAATTAGAACAAGCTGTAAATGATTTAGATGTAGTGCCTTCGATGAGAGCAGTAATGACTGCAGGACCTGCGTTAGAGCGTCAGAACGTAGCTGCATTCAATTGTTCTTACTTACCAATAGATGACCCTAAAGCTTTCGATGAAGCGATGTATATCCTTCTCTGTGGCACTGGTGTCGGTTTCTCTGTGGAGCAACAATATGTATCTAAGTTACCTGAAATCCCGACTAAGTTGTACGATAGTAAAACTTCTATTGTTGTGTCGGATTCTAAAGAAGGATGGGCAAAATCACTTCGACAGCTCTTGGCTCTTTTGTACGCTGGCGAGATTCCAAAGTTTGACGTATCAAGAGTTAGACCTGCAGGGGCTAGACTCAAAACTTTTGGCGGAAGAGCTTCTGGTCCCGGACCTTTGGAAGAACTTTATAAGTTCTGTGTTACCAAGTTTAAAGGAGCAGTTGGTCGCCGTCTGTCTTCCCTCGAATGTCATGATATTCTGTGCAAAATCGGGGAAGTTGTTGTCGTGGGTGGAGTCAGACGATCAGCTATGATTTCTTTGTCAGACTTATCTGATGACAAAATGGCTCATGCTAAAGCAGGTAATTGGTGGGATGGTCAAGGTCAACGAGCATTAGCGAATAATTCTGCTTCTTACCTAGAGACACCTTCTATTGGTCAATTTATGAGAGAATGGAGTTCTATCTATGAATCACACAGTGGAGAACGTGGTATCTTCAATCGTGAAGCTTCTCAGAAGCAAGCTGCTAAAAATGGACGACGAGATTCGACTTATGCTTTTGGGACCAATCCGTGTAGCGAAATCATACTCCGTCCTTATCAATTCTGTAATCTGTCTTCTTGTATCATTAGGTCTGATGATACTTATGATAGTATCGCTAATAAGATTCGTCTGGCTACCATTCTCGGCACTTTTCAAGCGTCGTTAACAGACTTCCCTTATCTGCGTAAAGTGTGGCAAAAGAACACTGAAGAAGAAGCACTCTTAGGTGTGTCAATGACTGGTATCTGTGATAACATTTTATTGAATAACCCTGATGATGTAGAATTACCTGCTCGATTGGAGAAACTACGTGACCTTGCTGTCTCAACTAATGCTTTCTACGCTGCTGCCATTGGTATTAATCAATCTGTTGCTGTTACTGCAGTTAAGCCCGAAGGAACAGTTTCACAACTCTGTAGTACTGCGTCTGGTATTCATCCTCAACACAGTAAGCATTATATTCGTCGTGTACGAGCTGACAACAAAGATCCTTTGACACAGTTTATGATTCAAGCTGGATTTGTTGCAGAGCCTTGTGTAATGAAACCTGAATCAACTACAGTATTTAGTTTTCCTGTAGAAGTAGCTGAAGGTGGTTTGTTGCGTGAAGACTTGTCCGCTATTCAACACTTGAAGTTATGGTTGATATTTCAGCGTCACTATTGTGAGCATAAGCCTTCAGTAACTATCTCAGTCCTTGAGAATGAGTGGATGGATGTTGGAGCATGGACGTTCAAACACTTTGATGAAGTAACTGGTGTATCTTTCTTGCCGATGGATGGTGGAACGTACAAGCAAGCACCTTATGAGGAGTGTGATGAAGAAACTTACAATCGATTGAAGTCATTAGTTCCGACTACAGTAGATTGGGAGAACTTCAAGGAGTACGACGATAATGTCGAAGGAGCACAAATGCTGTCTTGCACAGCCGGAGGATGTTCAATATGATAGTAATATTTCACTGGATTTGTGGTTTTAGTATTGGATTTGAGTACGTCCCTGATTGGGACGATGAAGCTCACTTTGCTATTGACCTAGGAGTGCTTAGGATAATCTTTAGCAAACCACACGAAGATGATATTGAATTGATGTAAAACTAAGGGGACTCGAAAGTCCCCTTTTTTATACTCCTAAGATGTTCTTTAGGTAATTCTGAGTCTCCGTAGGAGCTGCTTCCAGTCCTTTACGATCTACGTTGCCCATTCCCCAGTTGTAAGCTGCTAGAGCCTTTGTAGGGTCTCCTTGATACTTATTTAATAATTGACCCATATATTTCACACCGCCTTGAATGCTTTGCGTTGGATCATACGGATCAATACCTAGTTCTTGTGCAGTAGCTGGCATATGTTGGAAAATACCTGCGGCACCTTTAGGAGATGTTGCATAAGGATTAAATCCTGATTCCTGTTTTGCTTGACGAACAAACAGGTCGCTATACTTTCCCAAGCCTTGTTTTTCTGCCTCCATCCGAATTTGCTGCTCAATATCATTTTGTGATAATTGCTGAGGAGCACCTACGTCCCAAGACTCTCCTGTACCCTTACTTGGGTTTGTAGGAGACTCTGTAGGAGCACCAATATCCCAAGGCTCAGTCGGAGCTTGTAATGGTTTTCCGTTAACCGGATATACATTGGACGGAAGACCTTCCATTCCTGTAACACCTACTTGAGCACCTTGGCGGATTGTCGCTGCTGCTGGTTTGAACAGTGAAGTCTCAATTTTATTTAGTGTCTCAAGGCTATTTGGATTCTTAATTGCATCACGCAATATACCTTTAGTTTCAGGACTCATTAATAGATTAAGAGTTTGCTCGTCAGTTAAACCACCTTTTAAAGTGTTAACAATACGACCAGTTAAACTAACAGCTTTTGCAGGACCATAACCAAGAGCAACGGCAGCAGCAGAAGACAAAGCATCTACAGTTTTAGCATTAAGAGCGTCTCCGCCTTCAGCCGCTTGTCCGTATCTTTGCTGATACTTAAAGAAATTCTCAGCATCTTTCATACGACCAGAGAAATCATCGATGTTAGTACCAACAGCAAAAGCCATTGCAGCACGATCTTTTTCTGGAAGTGTGTTAAACTTGTTTGCTAATAATTTTAAGTCTACACCAGTAGTGCCGTCAGGCAGTGTTGTACGTGCTGACTGAACAAAGTCGTCATACATTACTTGACGAATACGTTTTAGGTCTTCTGGAGCTGTGTCTTTTAACACACCAGCCATCTTGTCTCGTTGTGAATTAGACAAACCTTTGATAGTGCTTAATAGTGTATCAGTGTCAATTTCGTTGATATTTTTACCTTTTAACTGAGCAGGTAAACCTTGAGCAACAAAGTTATTCAATGCATCATAACCAGTTTTATATGAACTACGAGCTTCTTCAAGTAAATTTGCTACATCACGAATACGTGGTACAGTTGTTGTATCTTTAGTAAGTTTTAAATCATCTTTAAGACCACCAAAAATAGCAGCAGCAATAGTCTTCTGAGAACCAACAGACACATCCTTAATTAAAGACTCGCCTTGTTTAGCTTGTTGACCAAATTCTTGTAACAGAGCTTGCATACGTTCAGCAGAAATACGTCCAGCCGCTAAGTCATCACGCATAGCAGACATAAAGCGAATAGCTGCTTTTGCATCTGTTGTTCCAGCACCTGCAACGTCACCAATACGTTTACCATATTCAGAAAGAAGACCATCTAATGCTTTAACAGTATTGTCAGTCATTAAAATATTATTATTGCCACCAATTTGTTTTGCAGCACTAAACTTACTTTGTGTAGACTTGTCGATGTTTTCGTACAAAGCTTTGACTTTACCATCATAAGCTTGAAATATTGCAGAGCCAGCTTCTTCTTTCGGATAACCAGCAGCAGTTGTTACACGAGCACCTTTAGTAGCTGCTTCAGTAGCTTGTTTTTCTAATACATTAAACAATTCAGCATACTGTGGATTTTGACGTAACTTAGCAACTTGTCCTGCCACTAACGGATCGCTAGAAGACTGACCTTTAAGCATAAACTGTTGTAATGCGTTTTGGTCTTCAGGTCCAAGTTGAGACATTAAATTCTTAACTTGTTTGTTCTTTTGCATATTACGCACAAGATCAAAACCACCTTTGCCAATAGCTCCTACAGCTAATAACGATTGAGCTACAGGAGTGCCGCCAAAAAGTGTTTCGTCTGTGACGTTAGCACCTACGTTCAAACCAGCTAGTGTCTTACCTAGACCTAGTGAACTACCAACACCTTTGCCAAGCCCAAACAAAGCAGCAGAGTCACGAGAAGTGGACTCTAGACCCGGAGTAAGAATATCTCCTAATAATGGTGTTTGATTCTTAGTAAATAGGTTTTTACCCATTGTAAGAATATCAGGAATAGCTAAAGCTGCACTGGTGACACACTTAGCAATACCGCCACCAAAAGCACCAACACCGCCACTATTGATCATTAATTGATTTTGAATTGCACCAATTTCAGCTTTTAATTTATCTGCTTTAGCTATATCTTTAGGGTCTTTACTATCATAGATAGGAAGCAGTTCACGACCTTTAGCTTGTAGCTGTGCTGATAGAGCTTTACTTGCTTCTTCTTGTGACTTATACTGAGCCATTAAAACTCCTTATTGTGCAGCTTGTTTACGTTTTGCAGCATAGGCTGCGTAAGGCAATACATTACCATATTTAGCTACATATTTCTTGTAGTCATCAGCGTATTCACCTGAAGGAGGAACCTGTGGAGATGTGCCTCCTAGTTTACGTGAACCTTGTAAAGCACTAATATAAGCATTGTTACCAACAATCTGTGACTCTTTGTATGCTTTTAAATCTCTCAATGCTTGAGCAACACTTTCTTGATTATTCAAGTCGGTATCTTTAATAATTTGATTCATAGCACGAGTTGCGTCGCCTTCGGTTTGTGTACCTTTAGCAGCCAACAGAATATTGTTACGTTCTGTTTCCATAAACTTAGACAAACTATCTAATTTACGTGTGTTTTCATCTTGTTTGCCAGTAAATCTTTGACCTATTGCCACAGCACGAGGACCTAAACCAAACTGAATATCTCCTGCTTCTACTTCTTTAATTAAACCATCTAGTTTAGCATTGCTGTTTGTCAGAATAGTGTTGTTCTTTTCTGCAGTAGCTATTTCTTTAATGGTAGTTTCGCCCATCTTTTCCGGAGCAATTAAAGGTACTAAATCACCAGCATTTCGTGTCTGTTGATATTTAGATAAACTCTCAGGAGTATACTTACCAGAAGAAATTAATGAATTAAGATTTTCACCAGTTTTCTGGTAAACATTAGCAGCATTTAATTGCATCTTTTGAGCAACTTCAACGGCTCTTTGTGCCTGTGCTGGATACTTACCTTGGACGGCTTGAGCAAGTGCCATTAACCCTTGTGGAGTTGTTGTGTCGTATTGACTGGCAATCTGTTTTAATTCTCTAGCTTGTTGTAATTGTGGATCTTCAACACCTAATAACTGTGCTCCAACATTACCTAGTTGTGAACCACCTTGCATTAAACTATAACGAGCAGACTGCATTGGATCTAACTGAGCCAACTGCATATTGCGATTAGCTTGTAAAATCTCTTGTTGTTGTTGATACTGTGCTGGATCTACTCCAAACAAACTACCTACCATTGAATTATCTGCCATTTTTACATCCACCATTCGTTAGCAAAAGCATTACTTGAACTTAAAGGACCGCTACTTGTTGCACCTATTGCATTCATATAATCAGCAGTGCTCTTAGAACTATTTAATAGTCCCATTCCAGTTCCACCACCAGTTATATCTCCAAACCATTCACCAAGTTTACTTCCGGCTTGTCCCATGGCTGCAGATCCTGAAGTTCCTTGAAGAACGTTAGCTAGTGGGTTATAAGACTGATTAGCAACTTGATAAGGAGCAGCAGAAGTGGCTCCAGTTAAACCAAAGCGAGCAGCATTAGCGTTAGCTGTAGACTGTCCTGCACCTAATGTAGTGCTTAAGTCAAATGCATTCTGACCCATTCCTTCAATACTATTAGCAGTTCCGAGAATTGTATTTAAAGGTGTGTATCCTGCTGAAGTTAGGTTTGGAACTCGACCTAACAAGTCTGCTCCTGTACCAAATAGACTAGAACCAAATTGAGCACGTTGTTGACCATAAAGATCTGCTTTGGCAGCTATATCAGCATCTTGTTTTGCTTTAGCATTATATAGTGCTTGCATTTCTGGATTTGTAGCAAGTAAACCGGGACTGCCTACACCATTGTATCCTACAGAAGTTCCGCCAACACCTAAACCAGTGCGTCCTGTTTGAAATTGTTGATTACGCACACCAGCCAATGCTTGTTCATATCCCGGAGCTAAAAGATTACGTTGGTTAGCCATGTAGTCTTGAGCTGCTTGCTCAGGCGACGTAGCAAGATATTGTTGTCCAAGATTGAATAAACTAGAAGCACCGCCATATAAAGGCTGTGCAGCTTGACCAACTTGTGCAGGATTGTAATTTACAGCATTGCCAAGAACACTGCTTGAAATACCTTGTAGTCTTGGGTCTAGTGTATAACCAGCTTGAGTTATCTGTCCTGTAGTAGGATCTCTAGTAAAATTAGATCTACCAAAGTTAGTAGTTATTCCAATAGGATTAAACTGTGAAGACATTTGACCATATTGACCAGCACCATAAATACTGTTACCAGCATTACCTTGTGCTTGGGCAGCAGAGCCTCCTTGAGCCGAACCACCAAGTAGGTTTCCAGCAGCTCCGCCCAGACCCATCCCTAACGAAGCTCCTGCAGGTCCGCCTAAAGCAAACCCTGCAGCTCCTCCGACTAAACTACCAATTGAACTACCCATGATTAATCGCTCCAATAATGAACTTGAACTTCATTGCCTGTGTTTCCTTGTAATTTGACATAAGGTTTAAACCCTAGCTGTTTAATAAACTTCAGATACGCAGGA